CGGTGCAGGTCAATACGTGGGCTGAGGTCAATGCGGTGCTCCAAGAAGACCTTAGCGGGTTTGATAGCATCGTAGTAGATACAGCGGGCAAGATGATGGACTTCATCATCACCCACGTCTGTGGCTTCCGACAGCCCCAGCTACGAGATTGGGGGGCCATCAACCTCGAGGTGCAGAACTTCGTGCGTAGCATCTCCGCCCTGAATAAGAACATCGTCATCGTAGCTCACCGAGACGTGCGAAAAGAGGGCGATACGAACGTCTTTATCCCAGCTATCCGAGAGAAGACCTACAACGCCCTTGTAGCAGAGCTTGACCTGCTCGGCTACATGGAGACTAAGACCGAAAATGGCATAGTCAAGCGAAGCATCACCTTTGACCCCACGCCTCGCAACGATGGTAAGAACACCTGCGGGCTACCCTCGGTAATGATCATCCCCGAGATTATCAACCGAGCGAACGGGCAGACGACCGCCCCCAACGACTTCATCCAAGCGCAAATCATCGAGCCTTACAAGGCTATGATTGAGGTCAAGCGCTCCGAAGCCCACAAGTACGAGCAGGTGATGGACGAAATCAGAGAAGCTATCGAGCTTGTCACAGACGAGGCGAGCGCAAACGACTTCATCGAGCGTATCGACGAGTACGAGCATATCGGCTCAAGCAAGAAGCAAGCGGGCATCCTCATCAACGAGAAAGCTAAGAGCCTCGGGCTTGTCCTAAATAAGTCCACCAAGCGATATGAGCCAGCAGAAACAAAGTAGCTCAGTGGTGCGCTATCAGCTCTACCCCTCACTTATTGACGCTTACACGAACTACTCCCAGTCCGAGGTAATCTACAATAAGTATTGGGGTGGGGCTGAGAGCCCTGCCCTCACGCTCGAAGAGTACGAGGCACAGGCGTTCCAAGACCTCATCGACAAGATCAACAGAGTACTGAAAGATCTAATCAAAGCGGACGTCGGCACAGCGTTCAACGAGCTGGTAGACTGCCTTATCCTCGGGCAGAAGTCCCCGAAGATGGAGGTAGAGAAGCTCTGCGACGAGGCAGGCAACGTAGTCTCTCTCAAGGCGCACTACAACAAGCGCACGTTCATCTACCCCGTGGACGCTGTGAGGCTCTTTGCGAACAACTACAAGGGGGCTATCCCTCAGATGTTCGTCGAGGGCGTGCTACCGACAAGGCGAGGGGATGTAAGGCTCTACGGCTTCCTCGACGAGCTGATGCCCCTGAGCGTCCACGACATTAAGACGACAGGGTCGTACGAGGTGGGCAAGTTCAAGGGCAACGCCCAGCACCTTGTCTACCCCTACTGCCTCCGAGAGATGGGCTACACGGGCGTAGACCTATTCAGCTACGACGTAGCAGAGATAAGCACGAACATCACGAAGCAAAACCCCGAGCCTCCCGAGGTGGTAGTGAAGCTCAAAGCGACATACAGCGAAGAGTACCTATTCACCCCCGAGCGAGATATACCGCTCCTCGAGGACAAGGTAGTAGAGCTTATCGACTTCATCGAGGCGAACCGCCACCTAATCACCAACCCTAAAATCTTCGCAAGCGAATGATCTTCAACCTCAACGAAGAGCTGGGGCGAAGGCAGTTCAAAGAGCGGTGCGACTTCCTCCTACGGCAGGGCTTTCTTGTAGAGCTGACCGAGAAGCGAGGTAAGCGCACCCTCAAGCAGAACAGCTACCTGCACCTCCTGCTCTCCTACTTCGCCCTTCAATATGGCGAGCGCATGGAGACTATCAAGCAAGAGGTGTTCAAGCGCCACGTCAACCCCGACATCTTCCTCCAAGAGAAGGACGGTCGGGGTGTCGGGCGGTACTACGCCCTTCGCTCCAGCTCTGACCTCAATACAAAAGAGATGACCACAGCGATAGACCGCTTTCGTGACTGGGCTTCTATGGAGGCGGGTATCTACCTGCCCTCATCCGATGAGGACGCACTCATCGGGGCAATGGAGAGAGAGGTGGAAGAGAACAAACGCTGGATATAGACAATGCAATACTCACTCCGCCCCTATCAGCAACAAGCCTCCGACTCCGCCGTCCGCTACCTCGAGAACAAGGCGGTGACCAAGGGCGCAGGGCTTATCGTCCTGCCGACTGGGTCGGGTAAGAGCCTTGTGATTGCTGACATCGTCAACCGCTTAGACGACCACGTCCTCATCCTCCAACCCTCAAAAGAGATCCTCGAGCAGAACTTTCAGAAGCTGGTATCCTACGGGCATATCTTCTGCTCCATCTACTCTGCCAGCTGTGGCAAGAAGCGCATCAGCAAAGCCACCTTCGCCACTATCGGCAGCGTGTACAAGAAGCCCGAAGCCTTCAAGCACTTCCAATACGTGATAGTGGACGAGGCGCATCTTGTCAATGAAAGCCCAGACAGCATGTATATGCAGTTCTTCAAGGCTCTCGGAGGCGTGCGGTGCGTCGGGCTTACCGCCACCCCCTACCGCCTTTACAGCACTTCGGACGGGCAGGGCAACTTCGGCTCAATGCTTCGTTTCCTCACCCGACTGCAAGGGCGCTTCTTCACCACGATACTCCACTCCACGGAGGTAGGCGAGCTTCTCCACGCTGGCTACCTCGCCAAAACGAACTACTACGCTGTAGACACGATACAGATAGACCGCCTCAAGGTCAATAGCACAGGACAGGGCTACACCGACAAGAGCATACGAGACGAGTATAGGCGCTCGGGCTTCTCGGGTAAGCTCGCCAACGTGGTAGAGCGCCTTCTATACAACGCCCAGGTGCCACGCAGGGGCATCCTCGTCTTCACGCAGTTCATCGAAGAGAGCGAAGAGCTGATACAGCACTTCCCCGACATCTCGGCAATGGTGACGGGAGGGACCCCGAAGAGAGAGCGTGAGCGCATTCTTGCAGACTTCAAGGCGGGCAGGCTCAAGGTGGTAGCCAACGTAGGCACGCTCACCACGGGGTTTGACTACCCTGAGCTTGATACGATTGTGGTAGCACGCCCTACCCGCTCCCTCTCCCTATGGTATCAGATTGTCGGCAGAGCGATACGTCCCCACGCCAGCAAAGAGGCTTCGTGGGTAGTAGACCTCTGTGGCACGTACCGCCTCTTCGGCAAGGTAGAGGACTTAGAGATGGTAGACACCTCCCCCGACCACAGAGGTCTGTGGCAGATACGCTCCAACGGCAGACCCCTGACGAATGTACTTATCCCAGCGAACTAAATAGACGAATGAATATTGCAGACCTAACCACGGATGAGCGCAGAGTACACCAGCTCACCGCTATGAACAGAGCCAAGGAGGCTCTCGCAGAAGCACACAACACGCACCCCAGCAATTGGCTCACGGGGCGAGAGGCTTGTAAGCTCCTCGGTGTCTCAATGCCCACCCTCCTCAAGGGTCGGGCAATGGGCAAGTACCAATTCGTGCACTACAACCGCTCACGCTACTACTATGACAGACGCAGTCTTGAAGCAGTCCTTGGAGCAGAGGGTGCTGGAGGCGATACGTGCGAGGCTTGACGAACTCCAGCGGGCGAAGAGAATACCCCTCATCGTCCGCAAAGAGGAGATCCCCGAGGTGGTAGGCTTGTCCTTCCGAGAGGTTAGACCAGCGTTGGTCGCTCTCGTGAATTCTGGGCAGATACGCTTCGGCAGGACTATCAGCAGTCAGTACTTCACACTCCCAGACCTATGAAGCTCACCAAGGACGAAGTCGCCCTACTTGACAAAGACCCGAAGGGCTTACTCGTTCGAGCTTACAAGCTCCACTACCCCGATATGAGCACCCGAGAGGTAGCAAAAAGAGTAGGGCTATCCCACACGAAAGTGCATCAGATATTTACAGCTGAATTTACAGCTGGATTTACAGCAAAATCCGCTCCACCAAAGGGTAAACAAGGCATCCCGTTTACACCTGAATTTACACCTGAATTTACAGCTGGTGACACCAAGGGCACGAAAAAAGAGCCCACTCTTACAACGCTCCTCAAGCCGATATTTGAGAGCTTCTTCAAGAGCAGGACAAATATGGACTTCGTATGGAGCGCAAAGGAGATGAAGAGCCTAAAGGAATTCGGCGAGAAGCTCAGGGCGTCAATCAAAGCCAAGGGCAACCCACACGAAGACGAGCATATAGAGTCGGCACTCCCGATATTCCTATCCAAGATAGACGACCCGTGGGTGCTATCCCACCTATCCCCCTCCATACTAAACAGCAAGTACAATGAACTCATATCACACATATCCCGACAGCGCACTCTTACCCGAGCAGAAGAGCGACAGCAGGCAGGCAATGCTCTTGAGGCACTCCGAGCTGGGGCTCTGTCTGTGCGCCAGCGATGAGCCAGCCCCGACGCTACCCCAGCTCTCCCGAGCGATGGATGAGGGGCTGGTCCGCTCTCTCTGCCAACTCAAGAGAGACCCCGAGGCATGTGAGCTGATGGAGGCAGAGGTGACGCTGGTAGTCACCGACCTATGGCTTTGGTTCGGGGCGAACGACAGCAGTGTGCGCCTCGCTCCTCAGCTGGTAAGGCAGATTATCAACACCTACCCCCATATGTACATAGACGACCTGCGCATCTTCGCAGAGAAGGCGAGAGCCTCCAGCTTCGGCAAGGTGTACGGCTCGTTCTCCCCCTCTACGATGATGGAGTGGCTTCGTACCTATTGGAACGACAGACAGCGAGCGATGGAGGAAGAGAGCTACGCACAGCACATATCTCGGAAAGAGGCGGGCAACTACTCCGCAAGCGCATCAGATAGATACTTCACCAACCTCGCTCACAAGATGACGAAATGAAGCGGACACCTACACAAGACGACATACAGCAGGCGATAGCCTCCAGCCAGCCCCTC